GACCAACCGAAGGTGGATGCTTTGGATCCCAAGGCATGGTTCCTGAGGTGGGGCATGGAGTCCAAGGTGGAAGTGGCCAGTCAGTTTGAACAGTGCGAGTTCTGTCAGTGCAGACCGGTTTGGGACGGGTTGGGTTGGCGTATGGTGCGCAACCCCATGAGAGTCATGGTGCGGTCAGAGTGGACCGTACAACCACATGCTGTGAGCGTTCTACCCAGGCTTGTAGCCAGTGTTGGTCGGTGCGAACTGGCCGGTAACATAGGCATACCAGTCCTACAGGCTTTGGCCTGGAAGATGGTATTAGCAGGGGGAAAACATCACAAACTGTTGCGCGGGGTAGACCAATACCATCGGTCGATCCGTGAGCAGTGGCATCCCGCCAGAGCCGAGCGCGCAATGCGCCCGGTCACCATGGAGTCGCGCTTGAGTTTCGAGGAAGCTTGGGGCATATCACCAGTCGAGCAGGTGGCAATGGAAGCAGCAACTCTCAAGCTATCTTCCACCACCGGCACAGATTGGGCCACTTACCTGGCTCGGTTTGCAGGCGACAATCGCCTGACTGCGAGATGTGATCTTAACTGTTAGCTTACGTTAACCTTCCGCACGCGCCGATATTTACTAAACAACATCAGTAAACATGTCTTCTGCTGGTACCAAACAGGCTGCAAAGCCTCATGGGAAGAAGAATCGGAAACAGAAACCGAAGCGAGCGGGCGTAGTGAACCCGCAACATGCTGCATTGCAGCCCTATTCTCGAATCACTCCCACCACGGAGGGTGGCAGGGATTTCGTCAAGCAGTATTTGCACCCGCCTCACCAGGCGGGGCAAAGGTGCTGCCAGGGCATACCTGATATGTCTACGCAGTCGTCGGTAGTCCTGGATTGGACCAATCAGTTTAAGATTGGGCCTCCCCTCGACCCGGCGCCTCCGCCCACTGGAACGTGGTCGGCGTTGGTGATTGCAGTCCCAAACCCTCAAATCCCGATGATCGTGTTGAGATGGGCCGGCGACGAGCCCCCTCTCCCCTTCGGAGCTATAGATATTCTCAAGTTTGAGAACACTAGCTACGCTTGGGGCACGGACGCAGGGAACTGGGATCAGGCTGCGAGCAGGTTCAGACCTGTAGCGGGCTCACTGACCGTAGAACTGGTAGCCTCTGGCCTCTATGACCAGGGCGAAACTGCTGGGTGTAAGATACCGTGCCAACTGGTAATACATCCGGACGAACAGTTTGCCGCTGGTGCTGTACCGCACCACCGATTGACCGTGGACACGGACCTGGGGATCGTTCCGATCAGCCTAGGCGAAGTGCAGATGTCCTCCGCAAGGAGTGACTACCGCTCGGCGAAGGATGGTGGGTTCTCTGTACAAAACTACATTGACCCTGCTGTCGGCTACGCTGGCGCTGCACCCATCCGCACGCGGCTGGTATTCCAATACCGGCTAACAATCGGGGGAGCCCTACAGACCATAGACACCACCCTCGGATCGTCT